CACGCCGTGGATCAACCAGCAGCAGATCGAGGCGACGTACCGCTCTTCGTGGATGATGCGGAAGGGGATTGACCTCCCGCCTTTCGACATGACCCGCAATGGCCGCGACTGGCAGGTGGACGAAGGCGACGTCGATCTGATCGAGGCCGAGGAGAAGCGGCTGGGTGTCTGGGCCAAGCTGCGCGAGACGCTGGTGCTCGGCAGGCTCGGTGGCGGCCTGCTGCTGATGGGCACGGGCGCCGATCCCGGAGCCGCAATCACCGACGCGGAGAAAAAGCAGGGCGGTCTGCAATACCTTCACGTCATGAACCGGTGGCAGGTGTCGCTCGGGCCACAGGTTCGTGACCCGCTTGATCCGCTGTTCGGACAGCCCGCGTATTTCCAAATCAACTTCAACGCCAGCAGGACGTCGAGCAATGTTCGCGTCCACCCGAGCCGTGTCATCGCGTTTCGCGGCTTGCTGTCGCCCAGCCTCGTGGGTGGACGCGGTGACGACTGGTTCTGGGGCGATCCGCTGTTTCTGTCGGTGTCGGACGCTGTGAAGAACGCCGACGCGGCCATGAACGGGTTCGCCAGCCTGATCGACGAAGCCAAGGTCGATACGGTGTCGATTCCCGGCCTGACGCAGATTGTCTCCACAGCAGACGGCGAGGCGATGGTGCTGAAGCGCATCGCCATCGCCAACCAGATGAAGTCGATGCACAACACGCGCATCCTCGACGGCGGCAAGAGCAAGGATCAGCCCGGCGAGACCTGGGACACGCGGCAAGTGGCATGGAGCGGTATGCCGGACGTGATCCGGGTCTATGCCGCGATCGTCGCTGGCGCGTTCGACATCCCGGCCACGCGCTTTCTTGGCAAGGCGCCGGACGGCATGAACGCCACGGGTTCGGGCGATGAGGCCAATTACATCGCGAAAATCCGTGCGGATCAGGATGCGCTGCTGCGGCCGGCGCTCGATCAGCTCGACGCGCTGCTTCTGCCGTCTGCGGGCGTGACCGTCACCGCCGAGGCCAACTACGGTTTCCCGCCGCTCCAGGAACTGAGTGAGATGGACCGCGCCACCGCGTTCAAGACTCGCATGGATGGCGTGACCTCGCTTCAGGCGACCGGCGCCATCCCCGAACTAGCCTTCGCCAAGTCGGTTCAGCACACCGCCGTCGAGGAAGGTTGGCTTGCCGGTCTGGACGGCGCCCTCGCGGAGATGCCCGAGGATGAGCGCTTCCCGATCGCGGCGAACGAGAACGACGACGATCCGTCAGCTATAGCGGAAGGAGGTGATCCAGCATCTGCCGGCACGGGCGGCGATGGAAGCGTCGCCCGGCGCCGTGCTGCGAATGATGCGCGTTTCCGTGATGCCGAGCCCAAGACGCTCTACGTTCAGCGCAAGCTGCTCAACACCGCCGAGTTCATCCGTTGGGCCAAAGGGCAGGGGTTCGAGACGACGACGCCGGCTGACGAATTGCACGTCACGATCGCGTATAGTCGCACGCCGCTCGACTGGATGAAGATTGGACAGGACTGGTCGTCCGATGCCAGTGGAAACATCACAGTTTCGGCTGGCGGCCCGCGTATCGTGCAGTCCCTTGGCGACAAGGGGGCGGTCGTGCTGCTGTTCGGTTCGTCGGACCTTTCGTGGCGACATGACGCAATCCGCGAGGCTGGCGCATCGTTCGATTTCGACCAGTACCAGCCCCATGTGACGATCACCTATCGGGCGCCGGACGGTTTGGACTTGTCGGCAGTTCAGCCCTACGTCGGGCCGCTGAAGTTCGGGCCCGAGTTGTTTTCCGAGGTCGACGAGGAGTGGTCGAGCGGCATCACGGAAGGGTGACCCGTGGCCAGCGCCCCGCCTACCGCAGAGAGCTCCGATCGCCGCAAGGAAGCCGCTGCCCTTGCGCTGCTGCTGATCGGCACGAAGCGTCGCTACGATCTCCCCGCGCTAGTGAAGCAACACCGCATCCGTCCGCGACCATTCCGCCAGATCAGGCCCACACTCGCACTGAAAGCTGATCTCGCCGCGCCTTACTTCGACGTGACGCGGGGCTGGGCAGGAGAGGTCGATGCGCTGATCGCCGCCTACGAGCGCGGTGGTGCAATGGCGGTTCAGGCGCAGCTCGGCATATCGACGGCGAGGCTCGACGCTCTAATCTCGACAGCCAAGCGCCGCTTCCCCGCGATCGTCGACCGGATCGAGCGATGGCACCGGCAGCAATGGCTATCACGGGTGCGTGCGTCGACTGGGCTGGACGTATCGCTAGTGACGCAGCCGGGCGATGTTGCAGATCCAGCTTCGGCGACTACCGCTTGGAATGAGGCTCTGCTCGACGACGTTCATCGCCAGACCGGCAGCAGGGTGGCTACGGCGCTGTTGGGTGGCGCTGCTGCGGCCGTGCCGGTGAGTGAAGTTCGCGCCCGCGCCGCTGAGGCAATCGCGAAGGCTAGGAAGCGAGCAGGGGCGATCGGTGACGATCAGGTGGACAAGCTGTCGCGGGCGATGGATCGGGCACGGCGTGAGGCGGCGGGGGTGACGACGTATCGGTGGCGACACACGCCGCAGCGCCATCCCCGCGACTGGCACAAAGCGCGGGATGGTAAGGTGTTCGGCGAGGGTGACGTGCCGGCCTCGGATGCTGCGGGTGTTCCGCCGTTCTGCAAGTGCTGGGAGGAAGTGGTAATTTAACCCTTGGCCTGCTGGACTTGTTTGAGTTGCTCAACAGCATCGGCAATGCGCCTAAGCTGCGCAGTCTGGTTTCGAAGGTCGTTGACGATCATCGCAAGGCTGTTCGCGATGTTCATGGCGGTGTTGTTGTCCATAGCTGCTCCTTCGTGATTCGAGGATACAATCCTAAACTAATCCCCCGTAATCGCTAATCCAACCGCCCGGTACGTCACCGGGCCATGTTCGTATCGGACGCCCTGACGCTCGACGCTCCCCGCCGCACCAGCGACGGGTACATGGCTGTACGGGCTCGGGCCGCTCGCGTCGGCGTCTATCAATATGCAGGGCGCGAGGTCGATCCCGACAACGCGCACGGGCTGCGCGACGCCGCCAGCGTGAACGTGCTTCGTGACGCCGAGCATGTGTTCGATCGCAGGTCGCTCGCCAGCTTCGTCGGGAAGCCGATCACCGACGACCATCCCCACGTTTCGGTAACCGCCGCCAATTGGCGCGATCACGCGCGCGGCATCATCATGGGCGCGGTCAAGGACGGCGATCACGTCGGCTTCGATCTCGCCTTCATGGATGCGGGCACGATCGCGAAGATCGACGCGGGCAAGGTCGAGCTTTCCAACGGCTACGACGCGCAGCTTGAGTTCGGCAAGTTTACAGCCGCTGATGGCACCGAGTGCCAGGCGCGCCAGACTGGGATCACCGGCAATCACATCGCGCTCGTCGATCGCGGCCGCGCCGGTGCGTCATGCCGGATCGGCGACGCAGCCATCTGTGACGCCCTGCCCACCACCATCCTCGACCACAAGGAGAAGACCGTCGTGAAGACCATGCTCATCGACGGTCTGACCGTCGACGTCGGCAACCCCGATACCGCCATCGCCACGATCCAGACGATCCTCACCGCGCGCGATGCCGAGAAGGACAAGGTTGCCGGGCTGGAAACGCAGGTGGCGACGCTGACGACCGACAAGGCGACGCTGGAAGCCCAGGTGGCCACGCTCACCCAGGCCGTGGCCGACGCCAAGCCGACGCCCGCGCAGCTTCGCGACGCCGGCAAGTCGCTGATGCTCGCGGTCGGCAAGGCCAAGGCGCTCGGCGTCGCCGTCACCGACGCGATGGACGAGCCCGCGATCATGGCCACCGTCGTCAACGCCAAGATGGGCGACACCGCGAAGGGCTGGAACGCCGAGCAGATCGCCGCATCGTTCGCCGTGCTGGCGAAGGACGCGAAGGTTACGGCCGATCCGCTGCGGGACGCGATCTCGGGGATGCCGATCGTCACCGACGCCATCGATCCGGCCGCCGATCGGGACAAGCGCAAGCAGGGTCTGCGCGACGCCTGGAAGCAGCCCGCCAACACCGCTGCGGCGGCCTGAGGAGCAACGGACATGGCGATCACCATCCAGTCCACCTACCTGAACGACTACGCCGCCGGCTTCCCCGGTATGCTGGCTGACGGCAACGTCACCAATCGCCCGACCGGCATCGTGCAGGACGCCGCCGGCATCGCGTTCGGCATGGCGACGTTCCAGGCGGCCAGCCCCGACAAGGGGGTGACCGCCACGCCGGGCACCAAGTTCAAGGGCGTGACGATCGCCAACGCGGGCGTCGTTCCCCCGATCGGCGGCACGGTCGACACCTACGGCCAGTACGCTTCGGCCTCGCTCTGCGACATGGGCGATATCTGGGTGACGGCGGCTTCCGCGACCACGCCGGGTGCGCCGGTCTACGTCACGGCGGCGGGCGCGTTCACGGCGACCGCGAGCGGCAACACCGCGATCCCGGCGACCTTCATCGACACCGTGGCGAGCGGCGCGCCGGTGCGCATCCGCATCGTGCAGCAGTAAGGGGGCAGCAGATCATGAACGCAGTCGCGGGCATCGGCCACAACGGCGGCCCTCAGTTTCAGGATGCGCAGCAGGCGGCGGGCTTCGCTGTCCCGGCGCTCTACCGCACCCATGCTACGGTCTTCGAGCAGAAGTACCCGTCGTTCGACTATGCCGGCCTCGTGCCGGTGAACACGGACGGCGACATGTGGGACATCGGCACGCTGGTCTATTCCGGCGATATCGCGGGCAAGGCCGACTATCTCGGCGGCAAGGCTTTCGACGTGCCGAATGCCTCGGTGAGCTTCACGCAGGGCCTGACTTCGTTCCATCTGGCGGGCGTCGGCTACGAGCTGTCGCTTCAGGAGGTGAACCGCGCGAGCCGGATGAACGTCGATATCGACGGTCGCAAGGCGTCGGCGGCCCGCATGATCGCGGAGAAGTTCATCTACGATCGCGTGATCCGTGGCGATGTGCGGAAGAACACGACCGGCCTCATCAACAACCTCAGCGTGCCGACCGCGAACGCCCCGAACGGCTCGTGGGCGACCGCGACCGCGCAGCAGATGCAGGCCGACATCAACGCCGCGCTCAACGACGTGATCGTCAATTCGCGCGAGACGGCGATGCCCAACGCGGTGATGATCCCCACGTCGCGGTTCCTCACCGCCAACAACACGCAGCTTCCGAACGTCGGCATGTCGGTGCTGACCTACCTGAAGCAGAACAACAGCTACACGGCAATGACCGGGCAGCCGCTCGATATCCGTCCGAGCCGCGAGCTGGAGACGGCCGGTGCATCGTCGACCGGCCGTATCGTCGCCTACGAGAAGTCGCCGGACAACATGGAGTTCTTCCTGCCCGGCCTGTTCGAGTTCATGCCGCTGTTCCCCACCTCGTCGATGACGTGGCGCGTGGATGGCGTGATGAACGTCGGCCAGCTCGAAATCTATCGCCCGAAGACGGTCTCGTACCGCGACGGGCTCTGAGGAGTCGGCGATGAACGTCACCAACTACACCGCCGGCCCGCGCGGCGTGAACCTGAAGAACGGCGACACGCTCTGGATCGAGTCCGGCGAGACGGTCGATCTCGACAAGAGCAATGTCGTCGGAGATTTGCCCGACTTCGGCAATGCGCCGGATGCGGACGCGCAGAACATGGTGTCGCTCGCCGAGGCGCAGGATCAGATCACGCGCCTGATCGCCGACAACGATCGTCTCAGCGCCGACAACGATCGGCTGACGGCGGTGCTCGCCGAGGCGCAGGCGGTGTCGTCGAAGCCCAAGCCGGTCGGCCTGACGGGCAAGGGCAAGGAAGCACTGCTCAAGATCGCGGCCGACGAGGGCGTCGAGAAGGCGATCGGCGACGACGATGCCGAGATCGCCATCGCGGACGCGACCAACGCGCAGATCGTGCAGGCAATCGAGGCGAAGCGCGAGGCCGCCTGACAATCGGGAGGCGCGCCATGCGCAACCTATCTCGTAACCTCGCAGGGCTGGCCTTCGGGCTGGCCCTGTCCGTTTCCGCCAGCGCCCAAGTCCTGGCACCGACGTTCCGCGACCAGGCCGGGCAGATCAGGCAGGCGGACGGCGTGCTGCCCCTGCGACCGGATGGCACGACGGCGGCGGTTCCGATACCGGTCGGCAGCACACCGACCGCCGGCAGCGTCGCGACGGCCAACGCCTTTCAGACCGCGCTGGCGGCGAACGGCGCGCGCAAGGGCTGTGCGATCTACAACACGTCGTCGGCCACCGAGCTTGTGTTCCTCGGAGCCCCTGCGAGCGCCACGGTCGCCGCATCCATTCCCGTGCCGGCTGGCGGGTCGTTCAACTGCGGTGGCTATCAGGGGACCGTCGCGACGGACCAGATTAGCATCACGTCGGGAACGGCAGGCGCGACGTTCGTGGTGATCTCGCAATGATCGTCGGCTTGCTCGCGGCGCAGATCGTCAGCGCACCGCCGCCGATCGACTTGTCGGCGATCGCGACGAAGGCCGACGTTCAGGCGGCACAGAGCGCGGCGGCGGCGGCCCAGGCAGCGGCGGCAGCGGCGTGCATCGCGGTGCCTGCGGTCCCGAGCATGGAGACGGTCGGAGGTTCTGCCGGCACGGACAACGGCCAGTGTCGCCCGACCAACAGCGTGCAGCCCCGCATCACGCGGACGGTGGCGTTCACGACGGCTGCGGACGGTACGGCGACGGTGACGTGGACGGCCATGGCGGCTGTCCCGCTGGTCTTCGTCGTGCCTAACGTCGCGGCCGGTGCCGCGCAAGCGCCGGACTGTCTGCCGGTCGCCGGTTCGGCCAAGACGACAGGCGTGACTGTGCGCTGCTGGACCACGCAATCCGTCACGGTGTCGCTGCTGGGCGCCGTCGTTGCGCCGATCATCACGGCGGGTGCCGGCGTCACCGGGCAGGTGCTTGCGATCCCCGCTTCCTGAAGCCCCGTAATCTCTAGCCCGCCCCCGTCATAGCGTCCCCGCGTCCGCTGGCAGGAGCACGACGTGGCGCTCGGAACACTCTCGCTTTCGATCACCGCCGGTCGTCCCGGCCGCCCGTTCGAGGCGAGCGTCATCGGCCT